ACCTCTAGTTGAAGTTTTTAAATCAATAATAATAATTGAGTTATCAGATAAATCTTTCATAACAACATCGACAAATCCAATAAAATGTACACCTTCTTTTACTTTAGCATTCAATGGAATTTCAATGCCTACTAATTCAAATCCGCTCTTTGTATAAAATTTATCGATTTTTTTCTTAAACCACTCTAAAATACGTCTACCATCTCCATAGAATTCTTCCAACTCCAATTGGGAACAAATCGTACCTTCAGTTAATTTCTCACTTTCTTTGATATACTCTTTTCGCATCCAATCCAATAACAACTTATCGGTATCAATTTCCATAGCTTGTTTCTTAGAAACACCATACATCACTGATAAAAAATGTTGTATCGTTTCATGGATAGCCGTTCCGAAAATTGTATAAATGTTAGCTGATGATTCACCCAACTTATCGATATATTTCAACTTATATGAACGTGGGCACGCAGAATATAATGAATATTGTGAAAAACTTACTTTTGCCATAATTTTAGTTTTGATATGTAAATATACAAAAAAAGCTTGAATTAATCAAGCTTTTATTCGTAATTTTTTAATGATTTTAGTTTCAGTTCCATAATCTTCCGCCAACTGTACTATATGTTTCTTACCCTCTGAGGTAGCGTATAATATTCTTAGATAACCCTCTGCTTCTAACTTAGATACCGTATAATGGTTAGCCACTAATTCAACTAACCATTTTTCATATTTATCCGCCCCTTTGGCTTTCATATACTTCATAAAATGTCTACCCTTTGGAAGTAAATCGATTAGAGCCAAGTATAGTGTTTTGGGTGGTATTTCTTGTAAATGAGGTTGAAGTGCTGATATAGTTTCTACCCACTCATATTTCATAGATAAAAATCGGAATATCATATAGTTGCTCCAACTTTTACGATCGGATTCATCTAAAGTATCCCAATAATTGGGGTTTTGAACATTAGTAATCTGAGTAATGTGTGAAAATAAACTAGCAGCCATTATTTATTTTGATTTCTTGATTTATCTAATTCAGTTAATGCTTTCATCTGGTCTGATTGTAATTCTTCAACAGGTTCACCACAACTACCACATAAAAAAACTTCCATAGGCACAATAACATCTTGTGGTGTACCAGTTACTAATTTAGATATTTTTCTAAATTTAGCACCATCTACGAATATATCATAACCACACTCTCCACATACAACAGGTTTAGATTTTCCTAAATCCACCTTTGGGCTTGGATTACCACTCTCTGCTTTGTTTGGTTTATTACCGTTTCCTACCATTTTAGTCATATTTTAATAAGTTTAAAATTTCGATTAAAGTACCAGCCATAGCTATCTCCTTATCAATAGAGTTAAAATGCTTTTGTTGACCTTCGGATAAACAAAGGATTACATTGGCTGTATTAGTCGGTGCGTATTCATCTACTTTATCATATAGTAATGTAAATAAATCAGTAAAATCACTTACCCTACTATCGATAATAGTTTGTCTCATTTTAGTATATTTATTTCTCTTATCATCTGATGATTTCAAAATATCCAAAACTTTTAGTTTATAATCATTTTCGATAAGATTTGTACTATCAACTTGCAACTTACCCTTAAAGGAATTTAATTGACAGGTATTTATGACTTTACGAATATCAGGATATCCAGCATCTATAATTGGTACTAAGTCTTTAGGTTCAAATGAAACGTTTTCATTTTTTAGTATCTCCGATATTTGTATAGCAACATCTTTTTTAGTTGGTGGTACAATTTGGAAAATCTGACATCTTGATTGAATTGGTGCAATGACTTTCTCTATATAGTTACACGTTAAGATAAATCTACAATGTTGAGAGAATGACTCCATTAAGTTTCTAAGTATAGCTTGTGCGTTCTGTGACATGTAATCAAACTCATCAAGAATAATAATTTTATACTTCTTAAATCCTTGAGAAGCCGCAAAGTTCTTTACTTTATTCCTAACAGTTTCCACATTATTTTCATCCGATGCGTTGATTATCATATAATCACACTCAATTGATTTTACAATCAATTTGGATAAAGTTGTTTTTCCAGTTCCAGCTTTACCATGAAACAATAAGTGAGGAATATCACCTGTTTCAATATAATTTTTAATTTTACCTTTTAAGTGTTCATTCCCTACATAGTTTTTTAAAACTGTGGGTCTATAATATTCTGTCCACAAAGAATTATCTACTTGTTCGTTATTAGTTTCATCAAAAAAACTCATTCTTATTTATTTTATGTTATTATCTACCTACTTCGGTTAATCGTTGTTTTTTAAAATCTTCCCAGTTAGAACCTATCCCATCTATATAGAATAAGTGATCGGTTTTTAATCTACCTTCATCATATAACTTAGAATATCTTTTAATTGCTTTTGGTTTCCACCATTTATTAATATACTCCTGCCCTTCCGCAAACTTTTTCTTTATCACAAGTTCATCTTCTTTTATTTTATCGCAAAGGAAATCATTACCATTATCATACATCATAGCAAGATATACCCCTCTTTTGAATCCGTGATGATATTGAGATGCTTTTATACCACACTCTCTAAAAATTTGTGATAATATTTTTTGTTTAATACCACTAACAGGTCCACTAGCACCTTCCCCAGTTCCCATATTTTTACCATTTCTAATACGTTCATTAGTAATAGCTTTTTCATACCAATCAGCTCTATTTTCTTTTAACCAATCATGCCATGGGTCATAGAACTTATCATCAGGTTTAATCGAAATTTTACCAGCTGATTCACCTAATGTTTTGAAATGTGGGATACCGTTATATTGAGAATGTACTCCATATAATGAAGTTGTACCTACTCCAATTAAGGTTTGACCGTATTTACTTTTCCAAAAATCACGAACTTCAGGAACAGTCGTCATAGTAGCGGTTAGTTTACCTCCTAAGAAATTATAACCTAACGGTTGAGTACAAACAATAGTAGATGCAATTGTGGTATGGTTTAACTTACCTTTTTTGAACTTATCATCTTTAGTCCAACCAATATAATCATCTCTAACTTTCATAGAAGTTACATCGGAAGCTAAGGATACTAAACCTAATATTTTACCTGATGTTCTATCTTTGATAAATAATTTCACATTACGACCGGGATTAGCTGTCCAGCTCATAGTATGAATCATTTTTCGTAAATATGTCCATTTTGTAGCTTCCTTTGCATCTTCAACAATTTCAACATACGGGTCTAACTCATTAATTTCTTTAATGGTTAAATCTTTATCATTAATATCCGTTGGTTTCCATTGAGTATCATACAATGCAGAAATTTGTGATTTATCTCTAATGATACTATCTTCTTGAAGTTCGACCCATTTTTTGTAAAGAGTTTGTTCTTCAACACTCATAGTCATAAGATAATCCATATTATCTATTAACTTACGTTTTTCATCTTCAAAAACGAAATCAGGTTTATCAGGTTCAGAATCCCAAAATTGCATATACTATTATTTTATAATTATATTATTTGTTCTACTTAATTTCAACTAAGAAATAATTCGATGTAAAATCACCAGAGGTAAATCCTAACTTAGCTAACCCATCGGAAGATATTTCCATAGATGAAGCCGTTGAACCTTTATTTGCTAATAGTATAGCTTTTAGATATTTTGCAGAAAATGCAATTGGGTCAACATCTTTATCAGATTCACAATCTACTGAAATAGAAATTCGGTTAGAGTTGATTGATGAATATCCTAAGATTACCTCTCCTTTGCCATCTTTACAAGTGAATGTAAAGGTATCTGCATCGGATAAAGCTCCAGTAGACTTGATGAAAGTGTTAACAAAGTCATCGTTTAACGTTACATTAACATTAAAATCAGGCAATTTTTTCAAATCAGGTACCGATGGTATTACCGATGGGGTTGCCAACATATACTGTAATTTAGTTCCCTTATCAGAAAACTTTAATGCGCCGGTAATTTCTTCTACTTTAATTGAACTACCTAATACACTAATTAACCCTTTTAGTTGTGAAGTAGTATAGATACCAAATTCACCTTCAGGAAATTCAGTATCAGTTGCAGTAACATCCCCTAATAACGTTTTATCATCTGATATCATTCTAACAGATAATTGAGATTTCTCTGATTTTACCATTACCGATTCTACCTCACCACCAAGATTATATCGATTTATAAACCCCTCAAATTTTGATTTTTCCATAATTTATTTTAATATTTATTTATTCTACTAATATACGATTTTATTTCCAGTTATCCAAATTAAAAACTAAAAAATTTATTTACATTTTTATTTACAGTTACACGCTTTTTTGTTGTTTCATTATATGGGTTATCGATTTCATATTGAATTCGTGCTTTTGCAATTTCCATATAATCTGTTTCCATTTCCATACCAATGAAATCAAACCCACCTCTAACAGCTGCTTTTCCCGTTGAACCACTACCCATAAATGGGTCAAGAGTAGTTCCACCATTTGGGGTGATTAAACGGATAAGGTATAACATTAAATCAGTTGGTTTAACGGTTGGGTGTGAATTTTTATCAATCGTACCATTCCATTGTTGTTGCTCATATTCGGGTTCATCACATCGACATGGATTTCCACTATTTTTCCATTTATTA